CACATTCACTCTGGGATGTTCTCTTGGAGGAACTTGATAATTGTATTAAAAGTTTAACTAATCCTAATACAGTTAATATGAGTACACCGCATATTCTATCACAACATGCGGGATATCTTGGACGTATGCGCGGCCTTCCTGCTTCTAGTCAATTATCACAAGATTCTCCGCATTTAGTGCGTGGATTTTCAAATAGCATTCAGCGTCAAATTAGTGCTGGATTGGCTTCGCAAGTTACTCCTGTTAGTCCTATTACTCCTACCGTCTCTCCTCTCCTTTCTAGCATGCCTATTAATGATATCAATATTGAAAATATAGTAATTCCTGGGGCTTCAGCGCCTTTTAGCCAAGCCCCTTTTAGCCCGCCATCACTATTTCGTCAGAATGCTACACCTCTTCGTCGGTCTTAAAGATTTATCGGTTTAAAGAAACATAATATATTTTTATTAAAATGGCCGCCCCAGTTCAAAAGAAGCAGTTTATGCTAGATAACATTGGTTTTGTTGAATGTCTTGAAAAGTTTGGAGATGATCTATCAGTTGTAAATGCGGCGCGTGTATCCTTTGATAAGGTTTCATATGAGGTTACCGAGGGTGATAAAAAACTAATTAACTATCTGGCAAAACATGATCACGTATCGCCTTTTTTCCATCCACAAGCACGATTTCGTCTTAAGATGCCAATTTTTGTGGCACGCGAATGGTTTCGTCATACTGTAGGATTCGCGCGCAATGAAGTAAGTCGTCGCTATGTAGATACTCCTCCTGAATGCTGGGTGCCTCAACCAGAGGAAATCAGAGAACGTGATCCTAGGGCTAAACAGGGCTCTAAGAAGACGCCTGTAGAGGCAGCAGAAGAAGTACATAGAGTATTCAGACAATATACTGAGTTATCACTCAAAACGTATAGTGATCTATTGGCAGATGGTGTAGCTCCAGAAGTAGCCCGTTCTGTTCTACCTCAAAGTATGTATACTGAATTTGTAGAAACTGCCAGTCTATTTGGTTATGCGCGTCTATGTAATCTTCGTCTAGATCCTTCTGCTCAAAAAGAGATTAGAGATTATGCGGAGGCAATTCATAAATTTATGACAGAGGCATTCCCTGTTTCTTGGGAGGCACTAAGTCAAAAATTTAGGAGTAAGGCTTAAAGCTTAAGATAGAAAAAACTTCTCAAAATATTTACTAATATGATAAAATTTAAGGGGTTTATCTTTATCTAACTGAAATAATTTCCATAAAGCTTCATCATAAAATATTATACCTTTATCATCTGATATGCCATTATTATTAAAAGCATAATCAATAACGATATTGTCAAAATTATTATATGTCAGATTATTATCGTCTAAATTAAAAAAACTAATTAATTGTTCGTTAATATTATACTTCTTAGTATAATATGATTGTCCGTGACAACCAGTCCTATCCATAATACAACCAGGCCAGGGATCATATGCTTCATCTTCTGATACGTAGGTGCTCTCAGACGTCATTATATTAATTAGTTTTTTTAATATCTTTATATTGTATATTATCAGTTTATTACCGGTTTATTACCGATTTATAAATTTCTGATAAAGTATATATCCAATTAAAACAATACATGCTATTTCCGCTGTTTGTGCCACATTCCATTCTAGATTTGTAATCAATCTATGAGTTTTATTATATCCAGCTGATACATTACAAATATCACACGCTTTTTCTGTTTGAATCTCTGTTTTACCTGCCGAATTATGCTTTAGATTAAGATTTACACAACATACAATTCTGAAATCATGTACATAATTATAAATTGATGTCCATAGATCTATATGTCCTTCTATTGGAAAAGCATCTTTTAATAGCCTTTTAGCACCATGTAGTGTCATAACATATGAGTAGAAAGAGAAAAATGCTCCAACACGAACAACTTTAGATTCTCCTGGAATCTTAGTTAGTTTATCCCAATTTCCTCCTAAAAGCCATAAGTCCCATTTTTTTGGATCCTTTAAAAGTGCCGATTCTTTAATACAGTTATTTATTTTTTCCGTAAAATCAGGTGGAATAATTACATCATCTTCAAATATTACACACATTTCCTGATTATTATCAATCATCCACTGCCATATGGCAATATGAGATAGTGCGCAACCTACACCTCCTATACTATCCAATTCTTCATGTGAACGACGAGATTTTGATAGTATATTTCGTTTTGTATATAATGATACACGTCCATCATTTTTAATATCAAGTGTTTTTCCATCAACACCATTAAATTTCTTTAAGTCTAACCCGTTAATTCCGGACTGATCTTGAAATCTACGCCAGCGATCTGGGCGGCGCTCCAATGTAATACACATTGATGGTATTGAGTCTATAGACCAAGACATCCTCTTTTTCATCCACCGAATTAAAATGTGTAAAATTTGACTCTGACTTTGTCATCAAACAAATTAAAGAATCAAAAAATCAAAATGGGCTATATTTCACTTGTAATCGGCTGTATGTTCGCACAGAAAACCACCGAGCTGCTACGTCGTGTAAGACGCTATAAATCCATTGGCTATAAAGTACTCATTGTAAACTATATTGGTGATACTCGTTATGGCAAGGAATGTATTGCCTCACATGATAAAGAAGTAGAGCAAGCCATATGCGTTGATAAACTTGAGGCTATTGAGGATTTAGTCCGTTCTGGTCAATATAATGTAATCGCAATTGATGAGGGTCAATTCTTTACAGACTTATATAATCACGTTACTAAATGGGCGGATGAACTAGCTGTACATATTGTAATTTCGGGTCTAGATGGCACTAGTGAAAGAACTCCATTTGGTGATATGCTGCGGCTAATTCCTCACGCGGAAGAGGTTGAAAGGCTAAGCGCATTTTGTGCGGTATGTCGTGATGGAACAGTCGCAGTATATTCAAAGTATTATGGGGATGCTCCTAAAGATGAGTCAGGTGTAGCAATTGGTGGAATGGAAACATATAAACCTGTTTGTAGAAAGCACTTTCTTAATTAATAATTTGATGACTTAAAATATATACTCATATATTTAATATTGATATTGATATGGATATTGATAGTCTTATTAGTGTATGTTACTCATTACACAATGAAAGACAAGAAGTATTAAAAACTCTTACAACAGATGAGGAAATAGAAAAATGGAGAAAAGATACATTATCTTTTTTTAGAAATCAAATTGAACCATATGTATTTAATTATCTTAATCATACACATGGATATAAATTAGATGAATTTTGGAAAACACATCAGTTTAGTAAAAAATATAAATATGCCTTTGTAATTGTTGAGCGCAGAGTTCATCCTAACTGGTGGTTTATTTTACGAAATATTTTATGGGCCGCACCTCATTTCTCTTTATATATTTTTTGTAGTGATATGAATTATGATTTTATTACAACACTACTTGGTGATAAAGTAGAAAATGTTCATATACATAAATGGTTTAAAGGTATTGCGGATAAAGAAAAAGGGTATATGGAAAGTAATGTTACATTTAAATTAGCAGGATTTTATAAATTAATTGATGCCGATTATTGTATTACTGTACAAATGGATTCATATTTTTTACAAAAAATACCAGATTGGATTTTCACAGGAGCATATTATGGTGCGCCATGGGGATGGAATCCTACTATGGCTGGCAATGGAGGACTTTCTGTCAGAAATATTAAAAATATGATTGAAATGTGTGAAAAGGAAATTGAAAAAGTAAATAATAATAATGATGGAGAAGACAAATTTTTTAGTGAAGCTATTGAAAAATATAATTATAATTTTCCACCATATGAATTTAGAGTTAAAGTTCTTCAAGAAAATTTTCCTATTGATTCAATTCCAATTGGAATACATCAATTCTGGACATTTATTAATAATTTTAACCTATCTGATAAGATTTTTTTTACTAATCATATCAATAAATCAATCACTCTTGTTGGGTTATAATCTTTCTATATTGTAGATATGACTAATCGCATCTATGATTCCTCACAGCTTACAAAACGAAAGGCTGAAAAGGCCATCGCAGGGTCTTTTTTAACTCGCCTATACCCTCCGAATACTACTACTCCACCACAACCAGGATTTGGCCGTGTACTTGGTATATACGACTCTTCAGTTATGGCAGCAGTTAAAACTGGAAATATGACGGAATATACACGATACCCTGTATGTGTTGGTATTAGCCCTGGCTGCCCTTGTCCAGAACTTAATGCTTCTATTATCGCAAATCCTAATAGTCCATCAATTCCTGGCGTAGTCAGTGGAATTACATTTACAATTGGTTCTATTATTGTATCTTGGATCGCACCAACAACAGGTGATGGTCCTTTTACCTATAGAGTAACACCTTATCTTAATGGTGTTGCCCAGGCCGCAATTACTACTACTAATACTACTTACAGATTCACTGGTTTAGATGAATGGCAACCTTATACTTTTACAGTCTGTGCTATGAATTCTGCTGGTGCGGGACCTATTCTACCATCTAGTTCCTACTTTATTGCCCCTCCTGATAGTCTATCTTTAATAATGTCTGGCTCATCAACTCCCGTTATACCCGAACCCTCTCTTAAATACATTATTAATTCTGGTCTTGACAATATGCTTAAGTATATTGCTAGTGTTAATTTGGGACCAACAAGGGGTTCTCGTTTTATATACGTATGGGTTACATCGGTAGTTGGTGCCTGGAACTGGGTAGAATCTGAATCCAGAATTAGTGGAACTCGTGATAATTGGAATTGGAATACAAAAGCTAGTTCTCCTCTATCTAGTAACGACGCATTAATCTGGATATGTGCAGTTATTGACTATATTACTCCATTTTTCATTCCTACTGGATATACCTCCATTTACAATTGCCCAGCGGATGTTGTTAATCGCGTTAAAACTGCGGGTCAATGGTCAACATGGCAAGCTGCCTGGCAGACATGGTATGATTATCGTCAAACAGATGGGTATGTTACTGCGTCAACTGCTCAACCTACATTTTCTTCTAATTGGGGTCAAACTATACTTGTTGATGGTACTACTGTAAATAATATCTCAGGTTTTCCACAACCACAGCAATGGACACGTTTAACCGTTCAAGGTAAAAAGCAGAACTATCTTACATATAACTGGGACGCAGTTATTTCTTCATGTTTAACTGAATTACAGGAACAAACTATACAGACATCTGTAGAACCATCTACTGGATTATCACGCGATGCTGAAATAGATGTAGTAAAAGACTATGCCGCGACACTAACGGATGAACAAAAAATTATCGCGGAATTTTGGGCGGGCGGGCCTGGGACTGTCTCACCACCTCTAATGTTTATCTGGTTCTGGAAAGAATATATTCGTATTCTACCGACTATTACATGCCCTAATATCATGTTCTCTTTACAAGATCTAGCTATTCACTTATTTGAGGGGGCACGTGTAACTTGGAGACTAAAAACTGTATACATGGAAGATCGTCCTATTCAGGAAATTCGTCGCCGCTTCACTGGACAATCAGTTGTCTCTTGGAATGGAACAGTTGATGGCGCACAATGGATTCCTTATCAAGAAGCAAACTTTGTAACACCACCTTTTGCTGATTTCCCTTCTGGCCACAGTCACTTCTCTAAAGCATTCGCACTTACTATGAATAAGTGGTTTGGAAATAATATTACTAAGACTAGTACATACTATGATCAACAAGTATTAATTTCTCCACTTTTTAAGACTAATCAAACCAAGACTTATGGTGATTTTACAGTATCTGCGGGTACTTCATTAATTCAAGCAGGCGTTGTTCCTGCGGCGCCTGTATCTCTATCATTCGCGACTTGGAATGATATCGCGGATCAAGCTGGTATCTCTCGTTTATATGGTGGTATTCATGCTCTAACTGCGCATGCGAGCTCACAGCAAACTGCGGTCGCAGTTGATGGGTTTATTAATTCATCTTGGAATATTCAAACAACTGCGGTAGCACCTGCTGTATCTGCTCCTCCTGCTTCTGTACCTGCTAGTGAACCTGAGCCTGCGCCTGAATCTGCGCCTGCGCCTTCTCCTGAGCAAGAGCCTGAACCAGTACCTGCTCCTGAACCAGCACCAGAACCAGCGCCAACACCTGAGCCTGCGCCTGAACCAGCACCTGCTCCTGCTCCTGAACCAGTGCCAGCGCCTGAGCCAGCGCCAGAGCCAGCGCCTGAACCAGCGCCAGAGCCAACACCTGAACCAACACCTGAGCCAACACCAGAGCCAACACCTGAACCAACACCTGAGCCAACACCTGAACCAGCACCTGAACCAGCACCTGAACCAACACCTGCGCCAGCGCCTGAGCCAACACCTGAACCAACACCTGAGCCAGCGCCTGAGCCAGCGCCTGAGCCAACACCAGAACCAGTGCCCACACCACAATTAGAACCCTATAAAATCTCAATTAATTACACATCAAATATTCCATCACAAGACATTCAAGATTTAATTAACACAAGTAAAGGAATTATAGAATCTATAATTGCTACAACACATGGTTATCGTTTACCAGATGTGAGTTTAGATTACGATATGATTGTAGATATTAATATGAGATCACTCGGCGCTAATATATTAGCTAGTGCCCGCCCAACTACAATTAATGATTCTGTTTCACCAGGTGTACCACTTCGTCAATCAGTAAGTCTTAATAGTGACAGATTAAATGAATCATCGTTATTATCCACAGTTACATTTAATAATACAGCTGTAGTAATGTTAATTCCAGTAATGGTTCATGAAATGTTACACGGTCTAGGTATTGCGTCACTTCAAACAGGTAATGTATTTGTTGGATGGGATCAATTCTTAGATTCCAGTAAAACATGGTATACTGGACCAAATAGTAACTGGAATTCAAGTGAAGCTATTAAAGCCTATCGCGAACTTGTTGGTCCACAAGTATATCGTATTCCAGTTGAAAATAGTTTTGGTCAAGGAACAGCCTATTCGCACTGGGAAGAAGGTATGAAAGAAGGTTTTGTAAAAGACCCACGTTATTACGATTATGGATCTGGAAATGTATTCCATCCAGCATTACCCGAAGAAATTATGACAGGCGTAGCTGGAAATAATTTCTATTTAACTAAGTTAACCGCAGGAGCATTAGTAGACCATGGATATATTGTTAATATGAATAGTCCTAATATTGTACCATATCCTCCAAC